GATTTACCGAAGGAAAAGGCACAAAAAACACACCAATTACCGAAAGTAAGTACTTACCTCCTTACTACGAGTTAGAGTATTTTTTCAATAGAGATGAAATTTACATGAGATCGTTGGAGTTCGGTACTTTGGCTTCGCCACAGGCAAACAAATTGATTGGGGAAAATGCTCTTGATAACATGGTTGAACAACGTAAAATGATCGAAAGAGCTATCCGTTTACAACATTCACAGGTTTTTCAAACAGGTATTATTACATTGACAAATGGAGATTCTATTGATTTTAAGCGCAAAGCTGAATCAATGGTAGATGTGAATGCGGCAAATGATTATTGGAGCGATGCTACAAATGCAAAACCATTAAATGACATTGCAGCTGGTGGGGAATTTTTGAGAAATGTAGGAACTGCACTTGGAAACGAATTGAATTTGGTAACAAGAAGTTCAAATATTACTAGATTATTAGCTACGGCTCAAGTGAAAGAAAAAGCAGATTTCCGTTGGATTGAAAGAATGAATATCGGTTTTCCTGAATTTACAGAATCAACAGGATTTACTTTTCATGGAAATATTTCTGCTGGAGATTTCAGAGTAAATCTATGGAGTTATGATGACATCTACGAAAATGAAGACGGTACCAATAGCTATTATTTAGACGAAGCAAATGTTATTTTGCTCCCTAAAAACTTTGAAGGAAAAACTGTTTTCGGAGCGTTACCAGGAATGTCAAATACTTCTATTGGGGGTATGGAAACAAAAGTACCTTCTGCTGTTGAAGCTGAATTTTTAATAGTTCCTTTTTACAACGAAAGAACTATATCAAGTGGAATAAAAATGTCTTCTGCTCCAATTGTAATTCCTTTAACAATTGACCGTATTTACACAATGAAAGTACTAGCTTAATTTTATTAATATGGCAAAGTATAAAGTAAAAGTGATTGGTCATTTATGTAAAGGAAATCACGTAGCAAAATTTGGCGAAATTGTAGATGAAAGTCAATTAACAACTCCTGCTTCTGGTCTTATTAACACAGGTTTTATTGAGCTTGTTGAAGAATTGAAAGAGGTAAAATCAGTGAAGGATATTGATGTTGTTGATGTTGTTGATGCAAAACAAGTTAAACCTAAACGATAATTTAGAATGAGTGGTAATTTAATGCAGTTAGCGAGACGTGATGCCAAGTTTTTTGTAACTAATGGAGGTTTTGAGGAATCAATCACTATGACAACTCCAACTTTAGACAGAACGATTTCGTTAACTGGATTTGCCACAAAACATTTTATTAATTTTGACAGCGATGGTTTGCCTGTTAATTCTAAAAATGTTCACATTTGTATTGATGAAAACATATTAATATCTAAATCCTATCCGTTAAGAAATGCCAAAGGAGAGGTTTCTTTATTAAAACACATAGTTTCATATCCAGATAGTACAGGAATTATTAAAAAATATGTAATTAGAGAGCATTTTCCAGATGAAACATTAGGATTAATAGTATGTATTTTAAATGACTACAAAGACTAACAATGAGTGCTAAAATAACAGAAATAATTGCAGAGCAAAGCTTCGAAATCTTGACAAAAGAAGTCGGAGCTATTCTGCTTTTAGAATTAGAGAATCAAAAAACACTACAAAATTATGATATTGATTTAGGTATTTTTATCGAACGAATGATACCAATTTCAGATAGTGAAGATGTAGTAGTTAACGTTTCTTTAAATAATGTTGGTTATGATAATCAAAATGAATTTGAAAGTCAAGGAACGCACACGTTTAATATTGATGTTTATACATTTGGAGTTGATTCTGTTGACGAATCAGCAAATACAAATGTAATGTTGAAACTTCAAAAAATAACAGGTTGGATTAGATATATTTTATCCTCAACAAAATACAAAACATTAGGTTTTTCGCCTGGATTAGTTGGTGGTACTTATTTGAATAGTATTTCGTTTGATGATAGTTTTAAAGAAGATGGTGCTATGGCTAGAATGTCTCGATTAGTATTTTCAGTTCGTGCTAGTGAGTTTCAAAATTCAAATGACATTTTAGAGTTTACAGGAAACGATACTACTGTTAAATTAGGTTTAACAGAAAAAGGGTATAAATTAATTTTTAACACATAAAAAAATATGGGTACAATTTCAACAGCGGTAGGGACTGAAAGACGTTCTAGGGTGTCAGGCTATAAAATCAGAAAAGGGTTTTTTAATAATGACACTCAAAATTTACCGCAAATTATTGCAGTATTTGGCGAGGCTAATACTGCAAATCAATCAGGACTTACAACAACTCCAGTTGAGGTTACAAGTGCAAAAGAAGCTGGTGAATTGTTTGGTTTTGGTTCCCCAATTCATTCAGTAATGCGTATTTTACGCCCTGTTAATTCAGATGGCGTAGGAGGTATTCCAACGGTAGTATTTCCACAAATTACAGATGTTGCTGCAACAGCTTCAATAATAGAATGGACTGTAGTTGGAACAGCGACAAGTAATGCAACTCATACAGTTGTAGTAAATGGTAGGGATAATGTAGATTTTCAAAATTATTCCTTTAGCGTAGTGGTTGGAGACACACCTACAGTTATTGCTGGAAAAATAAAAGACGCTGTTAATGGAGTTTTAGGGTCGCCAGTTACAGCAACTAATAATAATGGTTTTGTTAAATTTGCTACAAAATGGAAAGGTGCAACAAGTGCTGAAACAAATGTTTCGATTGATTTTGGTTTAAATGCCTCTGGAGTTTCTTATTCTCAAACAGCTCAAACTTATGGTGCTGGTGATGTAGATTTATCTGAATCATTTCCTTTTTTTGGCGATACATGGTACACTACTGTAATTAACACTTACGGAGTGTCTAAATTGGCGGAATTTGAGCAATTTAATGGAGTGCCAGATCCTGACGCACCTACTGGACGTTTTAATGGTTTGATTTTTAAGCCTTTTATGTCATTTTTCGGATTAATTCAAGCGGATAAGGATGATTTATCTGGAATTACAAATGACGCTTCAAGAATTGAACAAGTAACTAATGTTGTTTGTCCTGCTCCAAATTCAAATGGATTTACATGGGAAGCTGCTGCTAATGTTGTTGCTTTATTTGCAAGAATTATGCAAGATACACCGCATTTAGACGTGAATAACAAATCATATCCTGACATGCCAACTCCTTCAAATGGATTAATTGCAGATATGAGCGATTATAACAATAGAGATTTCCTAGTTAAAAAAGGGTGTTCAACTGTTATTTTAGAAAATGGAGCTTACAAAATTATGGATTTGGTTACTACATACCATCCAGATGGAGAAGTTCCTTTACAGTACGCTTATTGTCGTAATTTGAACTTAGATTGGAATGTTTGCGACGGGTATCGTACTTTAGAAACTATCCGATTAAAAGATAAAGTTTTAATAATGGATAACCAAGTTACTAATGTTTCTGGCGCAATTAAACCAAAAGAATGGAAAGCGACATGTTTTGATTATTTTGAGGATTTAGGAGAAAGAGCTTTGATTAATGATCCGCAGTTTTCAAAGGATGGTTTAAAAGTTCAAATTTCAACTATAAATCCAGATAGATTTGAGACTTCTTTTCCATACAAAAGAACTGGTATTGCTAGAATAGAAAGTACTGATGCTACGGCTGGATTTTAATTTTTAAAAATATAAAAAAATGGCAAAATATTTAGGTGGCGATATATTAGAGATAGTATGCCAACATGCATTAGGCGAGTTCAGATACGCTGCAAAGTCAAACGAAGACTTTACTATTGACGAAGGAGGTATTCGAGTAAATGACGATGCAAATCAAATCACAGGAAATAGTCAGGCTATTTGGCAAAAAAACAGAGTACGTCCAATGATTGAAGGACCTATTGCAATTGATTTAGCTACTGGTTACGAGCAAAATTCATTAAGCAAAATGGCGGAACATCCAGACGAAGGAGTTTGGACTATTTCGCATATTTCTGGGGTTACTTGGAAAATGAAAGGGTCTCCAGTTGGCGATTTACAGCCGAGCACTAATACAGCTCAAATGACTTTAAAAGTTGGCGGAAGCGGTAAATTAGAGCGATTATAAAAAAACAAACCAACCCTTATAATTAAGGGTTGGTTTTTCTACAAACAAAAAAAACAAAAAAAAATGAAAGACTCAAAAGAAGTTATTAGCGAAGAAATTGCTATAAAAGAAATTAAAGAATATTTATCAAATTTTGTCGATGGCGAATTTAATGTAAAGGATCAGTACCCAAAAACATTAGATGCCGTAATGAATGGTAGGTTGCTTTTTGAATCGGATTTAACACCTATTTATACATTAATTCAGCCTTTAAATCCTGATTCAATAGATTTCAAAGTAACGAAATTGACATTAAAAACAAGGGTAAAACCTACAGCTACAGCTACGCTCGCAAAAGGAATTGATTTAAAAACAGATAGTGTTAGATATTCTTTGGTTTTGATAGCGCACATTATCGGAGTTGCTTCTATTAGTGAATTAGATAATTTAAGCAAAAAAGACTACGCATTTATTCAAGAATTAACGCCAGTTTTTATGTAAGGTGGCTAATTGGAAATTCTTTAGAAAATTGTATCAAATCAATAGTAAGATATTTCAAGTGGTCGCCAAAAATAATAGATGACTTATATTGTGATGACTTTGACTACCATGGTATCGGTTATTGGTACGAAGAAGCAAAACAAATAGCAAAAAGTATGGAAGTGTAATAAAAGCCGTTAATGATTAAATGTTATTAACGGCTTTTTTAAATTAAAAAGTATGGCAAGTACAATGAGAATACCTACTGAATTTACTGCAATAGACAAATTTAGTAGTGTGGTGCAGAAAATGACTAGCGGAGTTAATGGATTTAGTAAAACTACAACAAGTGCTGTTCAAAGGGTTAATTCCAAAGTAAATGGAATGTTTAATAGTTTAGATAGTATTTCGCAAATTGCTATAGGTGGTGGTGTTTCTGCTGGTTTTTTAATAGCAGGAAAAGCCGTAATGGATTACGAAGATGCTTTAGCTAGTTTAGAGGCTGTAACAGGCGAAAAAGCTAGTAAATTTAAGGCTCAAATTGAAAGTATAGCTAAAACAACAGGTAAAAGTGCAATTGATGTGGCCGGTAGTTTTGAGATAATAGGCTCTGCAATGTCACAATATCTGTCAGACCCTAAATCATTAGGTCAAATTTCGGAGGCAGGAATTGTTTTAAGTAAGGCAGCAAAGATGGAATTAGAACCAGCACTAGAAAGTTTAACAAGTGCAATGAATCAATTCAATTTAGGTTCAGAAAAAGCAATGGATACAGTAAATAGACTTACTGCTGGAGAGATAGTAGGTTCGGTATCTACAGCTAAAGCAACAGAGCAGTTGTCTAAATTTGGAGCTGTTGCAAATAGTGTAAATGTTTCTTTGCCAGAATCTGTTGCTTTGATTCAAACGTTAGGTAAAAAATTCACTGGTAGTATGCAGTCTGAAATAGGTACAGCTGCAAAGAATTTATTATTAATCATGGATGCGTCAAGTACGGCATCGAAAGGAGCAAGTTATTCTTTAGAAAAAAACGGAGTAAGTACTAAAATATTAATGGATAGGTCTATTTCTCTTGGTGCAAGGTTAAAAGAATTATCGAAAATAAAAAAAGACGGTGCTGCAATGTCTTTAGTTTTTGGTAAAGAAAATTCAGCAGCTGGAAATGTTATATTTGACCAGTTAGATACCTATGTAAAATGGGAAGAACAGATTCGTAAAACTAATAAAGCTCAAGAACAAGCTAGGGTAAATTCAGCGACATTATCGAAAACTATTGAATTTATGAAAAATTCATTTATAAACAGTATAGTTTCTGGCGAAAAAAACAATACAGTTTTAGATAAATTAAAAAAAATAACACGTTTTGTTGCTGATAATATGCAATCAATTATAGGAATAGTTGGCGGTGTAATAGCTGTTTTTGCTGGCTTTAAAACTATTGTTACTATAATTCAAATAGCAACAGGAATACAAGCAGCCTATAACGCAGTGATGTTATGGTACAGTAGTGTGGCTGTGACGGCCGCATTAACAGGAGCGTCTTTTGCTGCTGTTATATGGGCGACTGTATGGCCTATATTAGCAGTTATAGCAGCAATTGGTGCTATAATAGCTATCTTTTACTATTGGGACGAAATAGTGGCGTGGTTTTCAAAACAATGGGAAACTTTTACTAATTGGATTGGCACACTTTGGGACGGATTAGTAAGCTGGTTTCAAAACTTTTCGTTTGTGGATTTTTTCATGCAAATAGGACAGTCAATAATTGATTTTATGTTACTTCCTTTGCGTGGTGTTATGGAG